GAAAATTTTTGAAAATTTCTGTTTCCGGTGGGGGAGTGCCTGATTTTCTCCCCCACCTACTCCCCCACCCTTTTTCCCTACTTTGTCAAAAAATTCTGTATTGTGTCAGCGTCCTAAGTCCTTATGTTTCAATGGGTTAGGGGGAGGAACGTTTTTCAGACGTGAAAAATTTTTGCTGAAGGGGGGAGTGGGGGAGTAGGGGGAGCACCAAAATTGTTGACGCAGCAAGTCGCCGGTGCTGGCCAAAACACGCCGTTTGTTAGGGTTTTGGTAGGGAAAATGGGGAAGAAGAGAACAGACAACAGAGAGAAGCCGGACCCACTCCCCCACTCCCCCCACTCCCCCACTCAAAATTCGTTTTATGTCAAAAGTGCTTTTTGTGGCATGTTGACCCTGTTGGTGCCGCCGGGGTTGTTGTCCCATGAAAACCTTGTATAGTTGTCTCCATGCTTCGCCCGAACTACAGGAATGACGTGTTCACACACGGGCCGGGGCGGTTGGACGAAGTCCCTGGCTTTTCGGGCTACTTTGTGGGGCCGTCGAACGAAATCTATTCGTGCCACGGCCCACGCTTGAAGATTCTGACCACCTTCCGTCAGCGCGACTACGCTCGCCCAGGCAAGCCAGAAGTTGGTCGTCCATTGGTCCAGCTTCAGGACGACCGTGGCGAACCCCATCGGCTCTACGTTCACGCTGTGGTCAAACTGGCGGTTGGCCCTGATGAAGCCGCCCGGCGGGAGCAACGCCGAACCGAGCAACGCCGAGTCTTGAGGGAACTTTTCTGATGACAGCACCGAACTTGACCCTTCAACAGATGGCCGTCGGCGAGGAACTACGCCTTGTGGACGCACCGAACGGACTGACGCCGTATCAGACCCGTTTCGCGTTGTTCTACATTCAGGGCTACAGCCCCAACGAAGCCGTCCAAGAAGCGAAGGGCCGGGGTGGTCACAAGTTGAACGACCGCCAACTGACCCAAGAAGCCCGGAAGCTGTTGAAGCTTCACCCCATGCGGGCCTATCTCCGCTCTCTGGCGGCTCAACTGGAAAAGCGGGCCGTCGCTGACGCCTTGGAAATTCAGATGTTCCTGACGGAAGCGATGCGAACACCCATCGGTGCGATTGATGAAGACCATCGCCTTTGCCAGCGGCGGAAGGTGACCCGTCGCACGGACAAGGATGGGGGCGAGACCGAAACCGTGGAACTGGAATCGGTGTCGAAGATGGACGCCGTCAAGACGCTGATTCGGATGAAGGGCTTGGATGCACCGCTTCAGGTTGAGCACACGCACGCGGTTGGCGTCATGATTGTCCCGATGTCACATAACGTTGATGATTGGCAAGCGGCTGCGGTAGATTCACAACGTCGATTGATGGCTGATGCTATTGGTGACGTGGCTTGAAACGACTAACAAAGGAAGAACTATGGAACTTGTGAACGGAAGTGGTAAGCCGCTGGAGAATGACAACACCAAGGCGGCGAACCTTGCCTTGAAGCGAGAACAGGCGGCGGTCAGCTTTGAAATGTCCGTCCGTGAAGTGCTCGCCCATTACATGGCCGAAGGGCTGACCGTCAGCGGGGCCGTCGCCACGCTTGCACTGATGCAAAACGAAATCAGCATGTCGCACCTTCTCGCTAGCGGACACCTTGACGTTCCCGTGAAGGCGGCAGCGAATCGAATCTAATGACCGACCCCGCTGATGTCGAAGCCCCCGTCATCGCGTGGCAACCGCTCCCTGGCTCGCAAGCCTTAGCCATCGGGTGTCCGTGTGATGAAATTCTGTATCACGGGACACGCGGGCCGGGGAAGACTGAAGCCCAACTTGCTTATTTCGCGGGCCGGTGCGGAATTGGCTATGGTCGTTTTTGGCGGGGCATCATTTTTGACCGTGGCTACAAAAACTTGGATGACCTGATTGCGAAGTCGATCGCCATGATCCCCAAGTTGTTCCCTGGTGCCCGCTTCCTGTCGGCCAAGTCGGACTTGTGCTGGCGGTTCCCTGGCGGCGAGCAGCTTTTGTTTAGGCACATCAAGACGGCGAAGGACTACCGGGCGTATCACGGCCACGAATACCCGTTCATCGGTTGGAACGAACTAACCAGCTTCCCCACGTCCGAACTTTACGACCTGATGAAGTCGTGTAACCGTTCGTCATTCGTGGCCGAGCAACATTCGCCCGACCTGACGCCGAACGACTGCCGCGTGATTCAGGAATGCCAAGACATTGGCGAACCGTTGCCCGACCGGGTGGCGGCTCGCGTGCTGGCACCGATCCCGCTGGTGACGTTCTCGACCACCAATCCCCACGGCCCAGGTCATACATGGGTGAAGCGGAAGTGGGTGGACAAGGCGGGGCCGTGTGTGGCCGTGAAGTCCACCGCCCGCGTCTTCAACCCCCGCACCGGGGCCGAAGAAGACGTGACCACCACGCAAACGCACATCTTCGGCAGCTACAAAGAAAACCGTTACCTTGACGCCAAATATGTCGCGTTTTTGAACAGCATTCGCGACCCGAACAAGCGGCGGGCGTGGCTTGGCGGCGATTGGTCGATTTCGTCAGGTGGTGCCCTTGATGACTTGTGGCAAGCGGGCGTCCACGTCGTGCCTCGGTTTATCGTGCCCAAGGGCTGGCGTCTGACCCGGTCATTCGATTGGGGTTCCAGCCACCCTTTCAGCGTTGGCTTTTGGGCCGTAGCCAACGGCGAAGAAGTCCAGTTGACCAACGGACGAACGTTCTGCCCCCCGAAGGGATCGCTGGTCCGCTTCGGCGAACTTTACGGGTGTGAACACGTCACCGACGACTTGGGCAACACTCGTTTAGCATTCGGCACGAACAAGGGAATTCGGGCGAGTGCCCGCGAAGTGGCTAGACGAATCAAGGAATTTGAAGAAGGATTGACTGAAGACGGGTGGATTGGATCCTCCGTCACGGACGGCCCGGCGGACGGTCAGATTTTCAACGTGAACGAAGCCGAATCGCTGTCCATCGCTGCCTTGATGGAAAAGGAAGGCGTTACGTGGTATGCGGCGGACAAGTCGGCGGGCACTCGCAAGAACGGCTTGGAACTGGTTCGCGTGGCACTGGAAAACGCGATCCAAGGGGAAGGTCCCGGCGTCTTTGTGATGGACAATTGCGAAGCCTTCCTTGAAACGGTGCCGGGGCTCCCGCGTGATGAAGACGACCCCGACGACATCGACACCACGGCTGAAGACCACGTCTATGATGAAACCCGTTACATGATCTTGGACAACAAGCCGACCTTTGCTGGGTCTATCGAAATTGGGGTTGCAATATGACCAATCTCGCCGCCTTCTATTTCCAAGCCGTAATCGACCGTTGGGTTGATGGTGACACGGTGGACGTGGTGGTTGACTTGGGCTTTCGTTTGTCCACCCACCAACGGCTTCGGCTTCTCGATATTGACACGTTCGAACTTCGGGGCGAGTACGCCGAACGCGGGGCCGCCGCCCGCGATCTGGTCAACGAACTGGCCCCGCCGGGTTCGACCGTGACCGTGGAGACCCACAAAACGGGGAAATACGGGCGGTGGCTCGCACGGGTCACGCTGCCGGACGGTCGCCAAGTGGCCGACGTGTTGCGGTCCCACGGCTTCGCTGACCCCACTTGACGGAATACAAATCGGGTGCTACGGTGCCCACGAATCGCCCCACGTCGGGGCACCAACCCCAAGAAAACGAGCTAAACCATGAACACTGCCCGAAACCTTCTCGTCATCCTGATGGCTGCCGCCGTGCTGACCGGGTGCAGAACCACTGTCCGCACCGACGCTGTTAGCGGCAACCTGCCAATGGTGCTGGACCGCCATGATGTCTATGCTGTGGACAAGTTGTACGGTACCGACGAAGCCGACGCTCTGTCCGAGTCCGCCACCGTGCGGGCCACCATGGAAGCCAATGCCGGGGGCCACATGCCCGCCGCGATCAACAGCGTGGTAGTTGCGGTTTTGGACCGCCATGACGGATGGGTTCGCACTGATGCCAACATCCCGAATTTGGACCGGGCCGTTTTTCTTGATTCGGCCCAAGCCCTCCGCTTGCTTTTTCGCCCCGAATAATTTTTTCGGGCCGTCAACCCCTGTTTTGACCACTTTTCCGTTCAATCACGAAGGGAACGACCCCCATGCGAATCGACTGGAACGAACTGACCGACCCCCTTGGCGAGTCTTTGAAGACCGCTATTCGCGACGTTGTCGCCGATGCGACCGACGCCGAACTTACTGAGTTTACGGTTGGCGTCGCGGCCCGCACCATTGATATTTTGATGGTGGACGACGAAGACCGAAAGTGGGCTTTGATGGCCGAGCATAGGGCTACGCTGGCCAACATCGCCGAGGTGCATCGGATCAATCTCGCCGAAGTGGCCCGCGAACGTATGGTATTTGCCCTTGACGTCGGCGTATCCTTCATAGTCTGCTTGGTTGCCGCTGCGGTCTGATCTGATACCCTTGGATCAGAAAAAGTAAACTCAACACCGGACCCCAACGCCATGTTCAAAACCGTTTTGAAATCTCTGGCCGCTGCCAAAAAGTCCAAAGTGACAACTGGCGTTGCGGTCATTGTGGCGCTGATCCTTGTGGCAAACACCATGGGGTGGGTCGCCGACGATCAAGTCGAACGGTTGTCGCTGATCGCGGTGGCCGTTCTCGGGTTTTTCGCCAACGACGCTAAGGCGGACGACGAAGAACCCACTAACTGAGAACTATCGTTCGACCACGGTGGTCGGGCGCAATTCAAAAAGGAAACAACATGCAAGCTGTTACTGTCCAAAAGGATCTTCCCCGCAACCGCCCCACGCAGTTCGAAGCGTGGACTGAAACCGATGGCCAGATCGTCCATCCGATGCCGGATGGCGACTACCTGAAGGTAAACACTCACGGGCGGACCCACACCGCAAACGAAGCGTGTTTCGATGTGTGGAACGCCGTGAACCGCGAAGCACAGATGCTTTCGGCGGCGGGATTCACCCTGACCGACGTGGTCGGCAAGGATCTGGTCGGTGCGTGCCTTGACGCCATCAACCGGGTGTTTGCACTCGCGACCAGCCGCGTCGTCACACACGCCAACCGGCTCTATTCCAGCACGTTCGGCGGGCCGGTGCCCTACCAATACATGACGATTCCAATTCGGTGGACTGGCGAGTCCCCCGAAGCCCTGAAGTACGTCATGAAGTTTGTGGAAACGCTCTACCAGATCCCGCAGGTGCGTTCCAACACCATCGACAACGGGCTGCCGAGCGAACACGCGAGCATCATTCTTCAGCCGCTCTTCGCCCTGAAGGCCGATATCATGAAGCACCGCTTCCAACTGGAAGTGAAAGGCAACGTAAGCCCCCAGGAACTTGACGCCCTGTTCCGGGGGTCTAACCTGATGCCGCCGCTTGGGTCTAGTTTCGATGACCGCCGCGACAGCGTGGCGGATCTGGCCGTTGAAGACGCCACCGCACTGGCGAACGAATCGGCACAGACCCCGACGCTGGAGATCAGCGAACAGATCAGGGGCGGCGTGGACGTGTGGACGTGGGTTCCGTCAAATCAGAATTGGGACACGTTCGCCGAACTCAACCGCCGCTTCGAAGTGGACGGCCCGAGTCAGCCGCTCTTCACTCCGTTCCCCTTCAGCAACGAACAGATTGGGAGCCAGGCCGCCGGTTCGCCCGGTGCGGGCACGGTCGCGGGCGGCGGTCTAGTCACTCCGACCTGATCCCCGGCCCTGACCGCCCGCCGTGGTGGCTGACAACGCCGCACCGCACCTTCAGGGCCATCCTTTGACAGGGGTGGCCCTGTTGCTTTTAGGACTACTTGAAACAATAATTCTGATAGACGAACCCTCTACCAGCCAGGGAACCAAAAATGCCTAACGGCCCCAACGTCGGATTCATCCGACCCGAAGTTTCGAGTCGACTCCAGAAATGGCGTCTGGTAGACGACACCATCGAAGGGGAAGACGCGGTCAAGGCACGGGGGGAAACTTATCTTCCGAAGCCCGAGACCCACGTTGACGCGACCCTAAACGAGAAAATCTATGGGAAGTATAAAACGCGGGCCGTTTTCTTTCCCGTGGCCGGGCGTACCCTCGCGGGGTTGTGTGGCCAAGTTTTTTCAAAGCCGGTGGTAGTGGATGTCCCGGAAACGCTGAAACTGTTGATTGACGACATCGACGGCGGCGGGACCACGCTGGAACAGCATTCGAAAAGGACTCTTGAAGCGGCACTGAAGAAAGGACGGGCGGGTTTGCTGGCCGACTTTCCCCGCACCAGTGCGACGGACGAAGTGGTTACGCTGGCCGACCTTCAGGCAGGGCGGGTGCGGCCCCGTGTGCTGTTCTACACATCCAACCAAATAATCAACTGGCGTGAGACCAACATCGGCGGGGAAACCGTCTTGTCGTTGCTGGTTCTTTGCGAAGAAAAGATCATCGAAGATGACGGCTTCGAAACCAAAAGTTCGCCGCGCTGGCGGGTCTACAAGATAAATCCTGAAGCGGGTGGTGTGACGGTCGCGGTCTGGAAGAAGGCCGACGACGCTTCCGATCAGGTTTCATACGTCGTAGACGAACCGGAAGCTACCGTCTACGGGGCCAACCAGAAGCCGCTTCCGAAAATCCCGTGGGCGTGGGTCGGTGCGTCGAACAACGACAGCACCGTTGACGACTCGCCCATGTATCCGATCTCGCAACTCAACGTCGCCCACTACCGGAACAGCGCCGACTACGAACAAAACCTATTCTTGGTGGGCCAAGCCACGCCGGTCTTCACGGGCCTAACGAACGAGTGGGTCGAAAAGCACATCAAGGGCAAGGTGACGCTGGGCGCGTCAACGCCCGTTTCGTTGCCCCAAGGGGCTGCGGCTTCCTTGCTTCAGGCGCAAGCCAACAGCCTCCCCATGGAGGGCATGAAGCACAAGGAAGACCAGATGAAGGCTATTGGGGCGAAGTTGATTGAACCTGGCGCGGTTCAACGTACAGCTACGGAAGCCGAAATCGAACAGACTTCGGAAGCATCTGTATTGTCAAGCGTGGCGAAGAACGTATCCGCAGCTTACGAACTGGCGCTTCGGCACTGTTCGGCGTTTGTCGGCGAAGTGGCCGTGGCTGACGCGGTGTCTGTGACGCTAAATAGCGAATTTCAGATTTCCGGGCTCAACGCGCAAGAGCGTCAGGAAGTTATGGCAGCGTGGCAGGCGGGGGTTTTGGCTTGGGCCGAAGTCCGCGAAGTTTACCGCCGAAAAAATATTGCTACGCTTGACGATGACGACGCCCGAACGATTATCGAACAGGAAGGCGTCAGTTTCGGAAGTGGCGAAAACGGCGCGGATGCTTCCGGGACTGACGACACTGGCACCGAGGGTGACACCGACGATGCGCGTGACAATTGAAAATACCATAGTCAACCCCGTACACGTCAATGCTCTTGTGGCGGGTCTACTTTGTCTTGCTTCGGCGGCTGTGCAAGGGGTTGCTGGACAACCCGAAGGCACTCAGACTGCCGAAGTGTTGCGTGACTCCACGCTGACGCTGTTGTCGTTTGCTGGGTCAATTGGTGGGGGCTTCATGGCGCTTGCGTTCTTCCCCACAAAGCACGACAAGGGGACGCCTACACGCAACCAATTACGCGCTGACGCGATGCGTTGGCTGTCGTGCTCAATTTTCGGTGGCGTGTTTTCGCCGTTCGTCGTCGAATACATCCTGACCAAACGCGGTTTCCCAGTGTCAGCGTCGGTGGCGCTCGCCACGTCGGCCTTCCTCGGGCTGTTTGCGTGGCTGTTCGTTCGCGGGTTTCACAATTACTTGGTCCATAGGTTTGACACGAAGAAGACACGTCATGACGTTTGAAATTGCCATGTTCATAAAGGCGGTGTTCTGTATGATCGCCGCCGTCGTCGTTGGCTTGTCAATGTCTGTCCCACCCGTGGTGGACTTCCCGCGCCACTATCGCGTTCCAGTGGCTATGATGGGCGCAGGGTTCACGTTGATCGCTGCCGGGTTGCTAACTACCGAAGGCACCGCACTTCTGATAGGTGGCATAGTGAGGGACGCGGGGTTTCTGTGGATTGCGGTCGCCTACTTCGATTGGCGACGGAGGAACCCCGGACATGGCTGAAGCTTATATTGATGTTGCCATCCGCCGCCAAGCCCTTCTTGAGCGGCTGAAGTCGGGCCAAGTTCGTGATTTCGTCGCCAGCTTCCGCGACGTGGAAGCCCTGATCCGTTCGGCGTTTGGATCGCTGGAAGACGACATTGGCGAAGCCACCACCAGCGAAGTCAACGCTCTGATCCGTCAGCTTCGCGACGACCAAGGGACAATCTTTCGTGCTGCTGTCCAGTCGCACCTTCGCGAAGGTGTGAAGATCGCCGCACTGACACACTCCCAAGAACTACTTGACCTTGCCGCGACCGTGGACCTTCGCGGGACCAAGCTGGATAAGTTCACCAGCAAGGCTCTGTTCGCCAAAGTCATCAAGCGTCCGCTGACGACTGAAGGGCATCTTTTGAAGCCGTGGCTGGACGACTGGTCCACGAAGGAAGTCAACCGGGTTAGCGGCATCGTTCGCACCGGGCACGCCCAAGGGAAGACGAACAAGGAACTGATACGCGAACTGGTCGGCACGCGAGCCAACCGTTTCAAGGATGGTGCCCTTGAGATCAGCCGCCGGAACGCTGAAACCGTCGTCCGCACCAGCGTTCAACACGTCGCTTCGTCGGCCCGTCAAGAAACGTGGGAAGCCAACCGCGACGTGGTGGACCGCTACCAGTTCGTGGCCACGCTCGACGGCAAGACTTCGAAGCCGTGCCGCACGTTAGACGGCCAAAAGTTCGACTTCGGCAAGGGGCCGATCCCACCGATTCACCCCCGTTGTCGATCCACAACCATCCCCGTTCTGGCCCAAGAATTCGACTTTTTGAGCAAGGGTCGCACGCGATCATCGGAAACCGGCCCGGTTGATGCCGAAAATGGTTACTACGACTGGCTGAAGGACCAACCGCCCGGCGTCCAGGACACCATTCTTGGTGAGAAGCGGGGCAAGCTGTTCCGAGACGGTGGCATGTCACCCAAGCGGTTCCGTGATCTTCAGTTTGACCGTAACTTTGAACCGCTGACCCTTGAAGAGATGCGGGAACTGGAGCCTGAAGCGTTCGCCAAGGCGTTCCCGGACATCTATGGCGACGGCGGCACGTCCACCGTAACCACGGTCGGCTTAGCCCCGTGGGACACCCGACGCGGGCAGCTTCGGAAGCTGGTGGGTGACGGCGACGAAGCGGGCTTGCGTGAAGCCCTGAAGCTTCCCACGTCCGCACGCGGGACGCTGAATGTGGATACGGTCATGCCCGCCGCCGAGGAAACCTTCGGCGTGGCGAAGGCGTATCTGGAAGAGCACTTGCCGCCCGACCGGCTGGAAGCCATCGCACGCGGCGTCAAAACCGTTCTTCGTCGCAAGGGGTCGCGGGCTGTTTATAAAGCCAGCAAGTTGGAGTTGGTCACGAGCGGTAACCATTCCACGACGATCCACGAACTGGCCCACGCCTTGGAATACCAGCTTCCCGGATGGTCCAAGCGGTCGCTCGACTTTTTGGACAAGCGGGCCGGTAGTCAGCCCATCAAGCGGCTGTCCGTGCTGACTGGCAACCGTCGTTATCGACGCACGGAATGGGCGTGGGAAGACGAATGGAAGTCGCGGGGCGGGAACCACTACATGGGCAAAGACTACCGCCGGACCAGCACGTTGGGTCGGGTGTCGTATCCCGACGCGAAGGCCACCGAACTGATAACCATGGGGATAGAACGCTTGCGAAAGTCACCGCTGGAGTTTGCCCAACGTGACCCCGAATACTTTGAATGGCTGGTTCAAACGCTCCAGCACTTCGGAGGCTAACCCGTCATGCTTGAATTTCGTTACAAAGATAAATTGTTCACCGTAAACGAATTCGGCGAAGTCCGAACCGGCAACGGGGAGCACACACCGTTCACCGAAGAAATGGAATCGTTGTTTGACGCGGAATACCTACACCACGTTCCCTTCGTAACGATTCTTGAACGGGCTGCCGAACGGAAGGGCTACGCTTTTGCGATAATGGCTGATGACCTTGACCCCGTGGGGTCCGACGTGGAAGATGATCGTTTGACACAAGACACCGATTAGATGTTCCAAAAGCCCGACTTACCCCCGATTCGCGACGAGGCAACTGGCGAAGAATTCGACGGTGACGGTCTTGGCGTTTTTCGGGGAATGGTATTTGCACTGGTCCCCATGGCGGCGGCGGCGGTGGCCGTGGTGGCTTTGTTCGTTTTGCTGACTTGACGGCAAAGCGTAAAAAACGAAAAATCACCAAATCCGGCGGCGGTGCTGCCAGAACACAAAGGAAACCGAACCTATGAAGTGGAAACTGACCAAGGATGAATTCGAAAAGCTGGACGACGCCGTCAAGGCCGAATACACGCTGGACGGCGACGCGGCTACTCTGAAAATCGACGGCGAAGGTGCCCCGACCGTCGAAGCCATCGACCGAGCGAACGAAAAGCTACGGATCGAGAAGGAACACCGCGTCAAGGCCGAAAAGGCCCGTGACGCGGCGGAATCGGCGTCCGAGAAGCTGAAGGTCGATCTGGACAAGGCCAGCGGCAAGGACGAAATCGCCAAGATCAAGGCCGACCACCAAGCGGAACTTGAAAAAATCCGCAAGGATCGGGAAGCGGAACAGACCGCCGCCCGTGACGCTCGGCACGCCGCCTTGAAAAAAGAAGCTGCCGAAGGGTTTGCTAACGAACATTTTACGATCCCCGGCCTGATGATCGGGCCGTTTGCAAATCGCTTGTCCGTAGAAGAAGTAGACGGGGAATCCGTGGTCCGCGTGCTGTCGGCGGACGGTAAAGCGTCGGCTATGTCGCTGGCGGAACTCCAACGAGAATTTCTTGACAACGCCGAATATGCTACCATCATAAAGAAGAAGACCGGAAGCGGCGGCGGTGCTGCCCCCGGCGGCGGCGGCGGTGCCACGTCGAAGAAACTGTCTGAAATGACAGCGACCGAAGAAGCTAAGTTCGAACGCGAAGACCCCGAAGGATACAAAGTGGCTGTTGCTGCTGAAGCCCCCGGAACATGACCCGCCGAGCACGGCCCATACAACCACCCATAACCGCACCTGAAAGGAATTCTGACGTGGCAACAACCCAACTAGCGGACGTTTTCGTACCCACCACCTTTAGCCGTCGCGCCCAAGTGGCACAGATCGAGCGCAACGCCTTCATCGGTAGTGGTGTCGCCGTCCTTGATCCGCTTCTCGAACAACAGTTTGCTCAAGGCGGCCGGATCGGAGAACTCCCGCAGTTCAACGGCATCACCGCCGGGGAACCGAACTACTCCAGCGATGACCCTGGGTCGTCGGCGACCCCGCAGAAAATCGGGTCGGTACTCCAGCGCGTCCGGTCGGCGTCGCGAAACCAACATTGGTCTGCGATGGATCTGGCCCGCGAACTGGCCGACGCTGACCCCATGGGGGCCATTACGGGCCGCGTGGGTTCGTATTGGGCGACTGACGACCAGACCCGTCTGATTCAGTCCATGGTCGGCATTCTGGCTGACAATGAAGCGAACGACAGTGGCGACATGGTCTACAGCGTGGCGACTGACGCCGCCGGGGCCGTAAGTGACGCCGAGCGGATTAGCGGTGAAGTCATCGCCCGTGCGACCCAAACCCTTGGGGACCACAAAACCAACCTGGTCGCGATGGCGATGCATTCGCAGCTCCACACCCGCCTTGCGATCAACGGGCTGGTCAAGGAACACCGCGACGACGCTGACGGTCGGCTTCTCTTTGAGACCTACCTTGGGTATCGAATTGTGGTAGATGACGCTATGCCAGTCGAAACTGGTTCTAACCGCATGACCTACACTGCCGCCCTGTTTGGCGCCGGTGCGGTCGGTTTCGCAAACGGCAAGGTCGAGACACCTTCGGAAATTACCCGCGAAGCGTTGTCCGGCGACGGCGGTGGCGAAACTATCGTTTCCAGCCGAGTCAACACGATCTATCACCCGTTCGGCTTCTCGTTCCTGTCGGCGTCCGTCGCTGGCCCCACTGCTACCTACGCCGAACTGGCCACAGCTTCTAACTGGGATCGCGTCGTTGCTCGCAAGAACGTCCCGCTGGCGTTCCTGAAGGTCAACGATTGATCGGGCAGCCCCCCTTCAGCCTGATTTTATAGCGGTCCGTTCGGAGAGTCCGGGCGGGCCGCTTTTGCTTACATCAACACCAAATAAAAGGTCACCGATGTCGGACTTTACTCCTGACGAAAAGCTGTTTCTGAGCAACCTTGTTTCACAAGGCGTCCCCATGAAAAAAGCATGTGAACGTGTGCTTGGGTGTCGTAAGGCCCCCGTTGGTGCCGCCATTCGCGAAGATCGCAAGCCCACGGCAGCAGAGCGGAAGGAAGCACTGGCGGCGAATATCGAAGCGGCGGGCGGCGAAGTCCCGCTGGCGTCGGCATCGGTGGCCAAGTTCGAACAAGCGTTGGCGGCGGCGAAGGCCGACGCAAACGACGCTGCTGACATGATGTAGGCCGCGAAGCGAAGGATATGATTCCCGGAGTCGGGGGGCGAACCCGTGGAGTTTCTTCCTTTGTCTTCGCGTCAGTAGTCCTCCGACTCCACTTGTGAAGGATCAGAACCAGCCATGCCGCTAATCATCGAAGACGGAACAATTGTCGAAGACGCCAACAGCTTTGCTACCGTTGCCGAGTGCCGGGCGTTCGTGGCTGACCGTGGCCTGACCCTTCCAACCGAAGACGCGGAAGTCGAAGTCTTGCTTGTGAAAGCGAACGACTACCTAAACAGCTTGGAAGAGCGGTTCAACGGCTACCGCTACGACGAAGACCAAGAAATGACGTTCCCCCGTGATGATATCAGCCTTCACGGGAAGGACATCAGCAACACAATTCCGAAGATCGTGAAGCGGGCACAGTGCCAGCTTGCCGTAGACGCCCAAACGGCGGCCCTACTGGCGGCGGGCACCGGCAAGGAAGTCATCGAAAAGAAGGTGGGTCCGCTGTCTACGAAGTTCGCCCCGAACGGTGCGACGGCCCCGCAATACCGCCCCACGGCGGCGTTGGCGATCTTGGAACCCCTGTTCAAGCCGCACGGTGGGATCAACCTGACGAACCTAAAGTGAGCCTGACACCATGACCGATCAGTTCGACTACACCGAAGCTCAAGCCGACGCGGCGTTCCTTCTCGCCGAGTTTGGGGCACCCGTGGACGTGACGCGGGTGGTGTCGTCCTACGACGAACTGGAAGGCGTAGAGACTGTTACGGAAGTCACCACGGTCGCGGTCCAAGGTGTCACGCTGCCCGCCGCTGGGAACAGCATCACGCAATTTGACAACGCGATTGTCGAAGACTACCGCAAGGGCAAAGTCCGTATCTTCATGGTGTCCGCCGTGGGGTTGACCTTCGAACCCGAAGCGGGCGACCTGTTCACCGCTGACGGCAAGATTTGGGACGTGCTTGGCGTCACCCCATTGGCCCCCGCCGGGGTCGTTGTGCTCCACACGCTGGCCGTTCGCCCGTCCGCCCTGACGGCGTTGCCGGTCGTGGGAGGGGGTGGCGGATGAGTTTCGCCTTGAACGTGGCCGAGTGGGTGAAGGGCACCAAAAAAGAAACCGCCCGACTCCACAAAGCAATCATCTTGGAATTGTTTAGTTCCGTGATTCTCGACACGCCCGTTTTGGACGGTCGGCTTCGCGGAAACTGGATTATCAGTTCCGACACGCCCGAAAACGGCACCATTGAAATCGAAGACCCGTCCGGGTCCGTGACAGTGGGCAAGGCCAACACGTTCTTGGCCACGCTAGACCCGGAACGTGACTTCAACGTGTTCTTGGCGAACAACCTGCCCTACGCCTACCGCATCGAATACGACGGTTGGAGTCACACCAAGGCACCGGAAGGCATGGTGCGGAAGAACCTGATTCGCATTTCCAACAACCTAAAGGCGGGACGATGAGCGGCGAAGTCAACACCAGAAAGGCCCTAATCGCCGCCACCAAGTCCTTCTTGGTTGAAAACGCGACCATCGCCACGGCGACCGGAGCCGAAACCGGGTTGCCGGTGCTCGCCGACGCTGACGCGATCAATTGGGAAAACCGAGAATTCGAACCGGACGGGAAGTCCGAATGGGCGTCCGTGTTCTACCGGCCCAACCTTCCCGAAGTTCGAACCCTTGGCGACGGTGGACAGGATGAAGTCAACGGCTTCGTTCAAATTGACCTAAACGCCGCACCGGGCAGCGGTGAAGGCAAATTGTTAGAGTGGGAACGGAAGGCCCGAATTTTCTTCCATCCCGGTAGATCATTCAGCCACGACGGCCAAAAGGTGACCGTGACACAGTCCGGCATGACCCAAGGCCGTCTTGTGCTAAATTCGTGGCGTCGTTCGATCACCGTGGTATTCCGAAGCCACACAACCAGAGCAAAGATAGGGTAACCCCATGGCCGAAGCATCAGCACACAAGCTTTCCTTTGTGCGTGAAACCACGCGGGGCGTGACCCCCACCAACCCCCGGTTCATCGCACTTCCCGACACGCGAACCACCCTCGCGTTGACCAAAGAGAACCTGACCAGTGAACGCATCACTGGCGACCGTTTCCCGGCGGTGCCGCGAAGCGGTGCGGACGGTGTGGGTGGTGACATACCCGCCGACCTGTCCGCCGGGGCGTATGACGACTTCATTGAGTCTGCCCTTCAGGGCGCGTTCGTGGCTGACCCGGCCAATGTCAACGACATGGTCGATTTGGAAGTTGACGGTCTAGCTAGGGCGGATAAAGAAGAAGGTTTCGAGTCCGTCACGGCGAACGGCACGGTTGTTGTCGAACGACTGGACTCCAAGGCTGAAATCGTCGTCTTCCGGTTCGATCCGACCGTGGCCGGTCCTTCCACCAACCACGTCGTTGAGGGGTTGTCATCTGTCACTATTGATTCCGTCGTTTTCGAAGTCATAGCCTACGAAGACGGTATTGGGTCGCACACGGCTAAGGCGGGAGATACCCGTTTGTCATTCTCGGTTCTTCGAGAATTTTCTGATTTGGAAGTAGGGTCCAAACCCTTCATGCTTTTCCGTGGTGTCGAAGTGGCGACGTGGAACCTGACGGCAGCGGCCAATGCCATCGCCAAATCGACTTTCACGTTGTGGGGTCGTGGCATGGACGGCCCGAACGAGAACGCCCCGACGAACTCCAGCGTTGCCCCGTCCATCGACACCGAGCCGTTCGACACGTTCACCGGCTCGCTGGAGATCGACGGCGTGCCGTCCGCCATCGTGACGGATTACAACTTCACGATCAACAACAACCATGCCCCCCGCTTCGTCGTCGGCTTCAAGAACAGCCAAGACGCCAGCGTTGGTCAGGCGGTGGTCGAAGGGTCGCTAACGGTCTACTTCAACAACACGACGTTGCTGGAAAAGTTCATAAGCCAAACGTCGTTCTCGATCACCCTGACCCTTCAGGACACGAACGGGAATCAGTATGTTGTCAAGCTGCCCAACCTGAAGATCGGCAACGGCACCCAACCGGACGTTTCCGGTGACGGCCCGCTGACGCTGCCCATCAATTTCACCGGGCACCGGGACAGCACCGAAGGTACCCACCTTTCCGTTCAACGGATTTACCCGCTGGCGGTCTGATCGGGCCGAGCAAGCACCGGAGTTCCGTCGAGTGACTGGCGGGACCCCACAACCAAAAAGGAAGACCCATGACCACCGAGACCGAAGAGATCGCCGCCGAGACCACCACCGACAACACCGGGGCGGGCAAGTGCGGCATGGACGCTTTCAACGTCACCAAGCTGGCGAACGAAGGCGTGAAGATGCCGCTGACGCTGCCGGACGGCACCGCCACCGACGAATTCCTGATGGTGTGCGGGGCCGACTCGCACGTTTTCCGGGCCGAACAGGCGAAGGCAAATCGTCAGCTTCTCAAGCTGGCCAAGAACCAGAAGATGGACCCGGACAAGGCCGAGCACCAGCGACAGGCGATTCAGCGCGGTCTGGTCGCCGTGCTGGTCGTGGACTGGTCCTTCGATGAAGAGTGCAGCAAGGGGGCCGTCATGCGTTTCTTCGAGGCGTCGCCCCAGATCCAGATGGAGGTGGACAACTTCGCGGGCAACCGCACGCATTTTTTCGCGAAGCCGTCGTCCACCTGAAGCCATACATCAAGCGTCACTTCTGGCTAAACCAGAAGGTGGACGGCGGCAAGATCACGAACAGGGAGAACCTACGACGTGTTGCCCAACATACGCACCGAGACCCGGAAGCGCTCTACGATCTTCCTGAAGTCGATCCAGCCTACCACTATCTGTTTCGTTATTACTGCGATCTAAAAAAGGACGGGCCAATTACTTTCACAGAAATTGCGGCGTGGATGGACGTGACGGGTTACCGGCTGGCGCCCGAAGAAGCCGAAGCGTTGGTTGACATCGACTCGGTCTACTACGAAGCCCAGCTTTCCGACTGAAGGGCCGACCGATAGGATGAACGCGCCATGCCCGAAGAAGTGAACAGCCTAATCCTGAATGTTGAAAGCCGTTCGGTAGAGCAATCCGCCGACCGGCTAGATCACTTGTCGCGTTCCGCGACCAAGGCGGAACGGGCGGGCCGAGGGCTGGCCACTTCTTCGACGG